TTAAATTATTGTGTAGCAAGGGAGAATTATGAAGGAAGTAAAAAAGTACAATAGACCAAAGCTAATGGATTCAAACGTACGCAAAGTGCGTAACGCAACACGCGTAATTGAAATGTACGGTTTATCCGGTAAAAGTAGAAAGCGAGAAGTAGTTTATAGACGCGCTTATATGATGGCTAAACTTAGGCAGATAGGATGCACGTTTGATATGATCGGCGAGTTATTCGGTAAAGACCATTCAACGGTTGTATATGCTGTTAAGAACCATGATTACTTTGTCAAGGTAAACGACTTGCCGTATAAGTTAGCGGTTGAACCAGTAAAGACTACCTTCAAAATAATGAATCAGGAAGTGCAGTTAAACATATACAGCGATGTGTTGAGTTGTCTTGACTATACCGATTTACTGTTAATCAAAGAAAAAATACACAACGGAATGTACAATTAAATTTGTATATTTGTAGAGAGGGTTTGCGGAGGCATCCCAGTAAAAAGTTTCACACACTTCTTTTCCCTCTCTATTTTTTTTAAGTGTGTGGTTTAAATAAGTGTGAAAATGAACGGATACATTCTTATTCGGGATTGGTACAACTTCAAATTTGCCAACCCATCAAAAGCAAAAGCGGTACATTCTGATATGTATTGTTACCTCGTTGACCTATGGAATAGGTTAGGACAAAAACCTGAATTCGGTTTGCCTACTTCGGTGGCTATGGAATCACTTGGTATTGGATCTTACAACACCTACAAAAAAACTTTGAATGATTTGATTGAATTTGGATTTATTCGCATTGTTGCAGATAGTAAAAACCAACATCAAAGTAAGATTATTGCCCTATCAAAAAATGACAAAGCAACTGACAAAGCACTTGACGAAGCAACTGCCAAAGCAACTGACAAACCAACTGACACCATAATAGAACAAAAGAACAATAGAATAAAAGAAAGGAGTTTATTGTTTGATAAGTTTTGGAAAATGTACGGTAAATCATCTGACAAGAAAAAGTGCAAGGATAAGTTTATGCTATTATCAGATAAAGAAATTGATTTGATCTTTGAAACCTTGCCAATATATTTGCTCAAAACACCTGATGTTACTTACAGGAAAAATCCTTTGACTTACATAAATGGCAAATGCTGGAATGACATTGATCTAAACAATCCACAGATACCTACTAATCCGTATAACTTACCGCCTGTTGTTTGGGAGGGTTAATAAATCAAAAGATATGTACAAGAGACTATCAGACGTAAACAGCCAAATGAATGAGATACGTCAAGTAAAAAATGTTAAAGGTAAGTCAATTGGATGGGATTGGGATATGTTACCATTTACAATCAAAGAAGGTTGCACAACTTACATAGGCGCAGCACCAGCATCGGGTAAAACTGAACTATGGTTTGAATTTCTTATCAACCTTTCATGTATTTACGGTTGGAATCATGTTGTATTTTCACCTGAAACGGGTAGCGCGGCTGAAATATACGCGGAACTATGCTACAAGTACATTGGTAAGCCTTATTCGATTGGTGATCATTCCATGACACAAGCCGAACAGATACGTGCTGAACACTTTGTTAACGAACATTTCATAGTGATTGATCCAATAGATGAGGATTTGACATTGCAAGGTTTTTATAATTTGGTTGATGAGATTGAACGAACGCACAGTATAACCATCCACACAACTACAATTGATCCTTGGAATGAGTTAACGGAGGAATACATCCAAAGCGATCTCGGGCGCGAAGATAAATATCTTAGCCGTATATTAGGAATAGCGAGAAAGAACGCGCGTAAAACGAACAGACACAATTGCATAATCAACCATGTAAGGGATCAACCAATGATACACGGTAAAACAGTTGTCGGTACAGAGATCAGTTATTTCCCAATACCAACAGCGCGTGATTTTGCCGGTGGTCAAGTATGGTTTAGAAAGGGATTATCTGTACTTATCCCTTGGAGACCACCATACGGATTGCCAAATGAAGATGGTAGTTGTGCTGAAAAAAATGAGGTACATTTGAAAGTTGCCAAAAGCAAACCTAAAGGCGTGTCAAAAAACGGAACGTATCGCTTATTTTTGGATGTTGAAAAATACCAGTATTATATGCTGGATTGGAAAGGCAACAGAATATACGCAAATAGATCACCTAAACAACCAATTCAAACAACACTTAACCACATAGTAAAGGATTGCCCTTTTTGATTATGAAAACAGTAAACTCACTAAGCGGTGGTAAAACGTCAAGTTATATAGCCGTAAATTATCCAGCAGATTACAACATATTTGCTTTGGTAAGAACAAACGACAAAAAGTGTTTATTTCCTGACGCTAAGATTCGTCAAATTGTAAGCGACAAAATAGGCACTGAATTTATCGGAACACTTGAAGAGGACATGATAATTTACACAATGCTCGACTTGGAGCAGTATATTGGTAGTGAAATTGATTGGGTAACAGGAAAAACATTCGATGAAGTCATTTTAAGAGGAGATAAGAAATATTTACCAAATGTTACAAAAAGACATTGTACGATTGAAATGAAATTAGAGCCAATAAACAAATGGTGGTGGGATAATGTAAGAGAAACAGTTGAAATGAGGATTGGTTTTAGGGCAAATGAAATGTCACGAGCGCAAAGAATGAATGAATTATGTGATAAGAATGGCATTTTATGGCAAAAGTTTGTAGTTGACAAACACAAATCAGGTAGAAACAAATGGAAAAATTTACCAATGAGAATACCAAAATTTCCACTTATTAGTGATGCTGTTTTTAAGGATACAATTGAAGAATTTTGGAAAGGCAAACCGGTAAGATTTGCATACATGAATAATTGTGTTGGATGTTTTCATCGTAACCCAATGCTCTTAAAACATTTATCGAACAAAGAACCAATTAAATTTGAGTGGTTTGTAGATCAAGAAAAAACATCCAATTCAAATCGAGGTTGGAAAATGGGAATGACATATGAAAGCATAAAAAGTCATAAATTGCAACTGGATTTATTTGACGATGACTTTAACGAATGCGATTCAGGTTATTGCGGACTTTAAGTAAAGAAAAACACAAATTTTATACATGAGATTATGATAGACGAATTAGAACACCTATTAGCGCAGACATCAACCAGCGCAATAATCGGAAGCCTTAAACACGAATTAGATAGGCTACAAACAGTTGATGAGGACAAAGCAAAGCCATTCATTGAAGGAAGTAGTAAGCACTTAGAAAGCATGAAGCACGTACTGCTGCATCTTATGATATGCGAGAAAGAAATCCGCAATCTTATAAGCCAAAACTACAACCTACATAAAAGCGTTTTGGAGTTGACGAATGAGTTAACAAAGGTTAAAACTGAAAATGCTCACTTAATGCAAGGGTTATGAAACAGATAAATTTATTCGGTGATGAATTTTCACCTAAAAAAAATGAACAAAAGTATTCATCAAAGATTGAAGCACCTATTTATGAGCCTAAAAACGCAAAGCCACACTTGATGGAACTTTGTGATAAAAGCAAAACTCATAGATTAATGAGTGAAATTGATATGTCTAATTTGCCTATTGAAGAAAAGAACTTTTTAATGGATGCAGCAAGGAGGCACAATGTATTTAACTATGAGAAAGTTGCTGATTATTATGCTCACGCTTCGCTTGAAATGCAACAATTAATGGAACGAAGCGGATTAGTAATTATAGACTTTGAAAAGGCAATACAATATGGCTATGTGAAACTTTGTGATGAAATTAGAAATCAATACCTTACCGAATATGGAGAATAAAGATTTTGCAGTATTTATACTGACACACGGCAGACCCGACAATGTGTTGACATATAAAACATTATTAAAATGCGGATATAAAGGCAAGGTTTATTTTGTAATTGATAATGAAGATAAATGTATTGAACAATATCAACAGAACTTTGGAGTTGAAAATGTAATGGTATTTGATAAAAAAGCAATGGCTGATAAAACAGATGAAGCTAATAACTTTGATAATAGAAAGGTTATTGTTCACGCAAGAAATTACTGTTTTGAATTAGCGGAACAATTAGGATATAAATACTTTATTCAACTCGATGATGATTACTACGAATTTATTTATAAGTTTAGCGATACAAAAGGGCAAGTTCTATCTAAAGATATAAATAAGATTTTTGATTTGATGTTTGCTTTTTATAAAAGCACTTCTGCTTTATCTATTTGCTTTGCTCAAACAGGTGATTTTATTGGAGGGGTTGATAATGGGAAAGGTGTTTATAGATTTGCAAAGAGAAAATGTATGAACTCATTTTTCTGCTCAACCGAAAGACCTTTTAGGTTTGTTGGTTCAATTAATGAAGATGTAAATACCTATACGACACTTGCAGGAATAGGTGGACTTTTTTTAACGATACCTGTATTTGCAATAAATCAAAAAGATAGCCAAACGCAAAAAAGTGGAATGAGTGATATTTACAAGCTACAAGGAACTTATATAAAATCATTTACAACCGTATTGATGCAACCAAGCAATGTGAGTATTTCAATGATGAATGCTTCGCACAAAAGAATACACCATTCAATAAAATGGATAAATACAACACCAATGATAATAAATCAAAAACACAAGAAATAATATGCGCTGTAAACACTGCAAAGAGAAATTTGAGCCTATACGCTTTCTCCAAAAGTATTGCTTAGAACCTGAATGCGTAAAAGTATGGGTTGACACCGAAAAGACGAAACAATGGAAAGCCAAAAAGACGCAGTTAAAAAAGGAACTGATGTCATTACAGGACTATTTAAAGATAGCACAGCAAGTATTCAACAAATATATCCGTGAACGTGACAAAGGAATGAGCTGTATTTCATGCGGAAATGAGCCTAAAAAGGAAAATGCTGGACATTATTTTTCGCAAGGTGGGCATAGTAACATACGATTCCACGAAGATAACGTGCATCCGCAATGCGAACACTGCAACAGTTATCTAAGCGGTAACTTAATCAACTACCGAATAGGATTAGAAAAGCGAATAGGCACAGCGAGATTGATTGTATTAGAGTTAATAGCGCATGAAACAAAGAAGTGGACTATTGACGAACTAACGGATTTGATTGCAATCTACAAAGCCAAAACAAAAGAATTAAACCGATGAGTATTTTTTGAGCATTATTTGAGCATAATATTTTTACATTTTATTATAATAATTAAAAATAATTGTATATTTGAAGCATAATTTTAAACATAAACAGAATGAGAACACGAGGAAAAAAAGGAGTAAGCGAAAAGTATTTAAAGGTACTTTGGGATATTAAACTTCAATTAAGCCTAAACGAACAGGTTAATTTACAAGAAGTAATGTCTTATAACAAAGCCAGTAAGTCAATACCAACTATATTGCGCAAAATGGGCATAATACGTTACACGTTAAAAGGTAATGAATGGGTAGGAAATGATCCAAGCAGAACATTAGTAACTGAGTTGCGTGAAAAAATTGCTGAAAGATATGCTAATACTAAAAAACAACCAGCATTTGAATGGGCAAAGCCTGAAACAACGGTAAGGATTGAGCCTAAATATGAATTCACGCCTCAACCTGATTCAAGCCTTGTGAGCGAGTTTATCGATCACCATGAACAATCACTATTGCCGCCGCCTACAAAACGCGTTAAAACGGCTAAAAACATCGAAAAAACGCGTATGTTTCAGTTGCGCATCTTTGGACTTAATTTATTCACCGTAAAATACTAACATCATGACACGAAAAAAACAAGAAATTGACACGTTTGAACAAGGCTTAGATGAAATTAATCCAATCGTTCAGTCTATTAAAGAAAATTCAATAGATGGTCAAAATTTACATTCATCAATTATTAATGTAATGAGATCAGTTAAAAACATTGATAAGT